CCTCTAGACCTGTCTTATCTTTAAACTCTAGGTAATCAGGGAGAATACCAATACCAACTACAGAGAACCTGTCTAACCTACAACCCTCGTTTTTTACAAAGTAGTAGTCAATGTCTACAGCATCCTCTTTCCACACAACCTGTACTTCCCTTACATCTTTATAAGGATCTGGTTCAAGTAATAGGCTGACAAGAGGTACTGCACTCATGACGAAGATCACCCCAAGCATAGCCCAAGAAGCTAAAAAACTTTTATTAAACAAGTGCCAATCCCCCACCAGCTATAAAGGCCATTAGGGCTACAATAAGACCTGAGATAATCAACCATGTGAGTTTAGTTAGTACCCCTTCGATATTACTTAGCCTGTGCTCTACGTTCTTTCTGTGCACTTCATCTACTGCCCCTTTAGTCTCAATACTGATCACTTTGTTTTTTACAGTAATAATTTCTAGTTCTACACTGTCTAATCGTTTATGTAGTGCGTCTCTCCAAGAGTCATCAGTCATCCGTAGAACCTCCGAGGTAGTTCAAAGTGTGGTGCATCAGGGAATGAACCTTTGTATTTACTATGCAGAAGTTTAGATGTACCTCTCCACTTACGTAGGTCATTAACTTTCCAGTTGCCACCCCAGCGCAATGGGATATCTAGTTCACGAGAAGCCTTAAGGAATACATCACAAACAGGATAGAAGTCATCCCAATCCCAAGATACAGGGTAGGGTACAATATCAATTGCATGTCCTGTGATGTGCCTTGAGTTCATAGTTTGGGATTTACCAGTATTGACGAGTTCCCTCTGCCTTGATACAGAACGTACACCCTCTAGGATAGAGAAGTCGTACTCTGTGTGTTCAATAGCATAGTTAGCAATAGCTACCAAGTCAGGGTGAACTCCTTTTAGCTTACTCTTGCTCTTTTTTGAAAAGGTGTATTCCATAAGTTATTCCTTTATTTAACCACACAGATATATGCAGGCTATCATCTTTATATTTAATTAGGAGTCAGGTTTAGTAGGCCAAACTACATTGTGAGGTGCTCCGGGTTGGTCCGTTATATCCCTAAGATCTTTCCTGTATTTAACCCAACTAGGGTTAGACTTTTTAGGACTGTCATTAGTTTGGGTCCAATCACTCGCTGACAAAAGGGCATACCTTTTTTGTCTAACTTTAAACCAAGCCTCTTCTAACTCTTCCTCTGGGTAATCTCCCTCTTTAATAGGAACTACCTGTCCATCAACCACTTTAGAGTTAAGATTCGGTTGGTCATTAACCTGAAGGACCGAATGCTTCTCATCTTCATATATGGATGTATCATAATTTTCCGGCAAGGTTACTACACTCTTAACCCTACCATCTGATTTTCTATAAACAACAATAATCATCTTTTAACTCCAAATGCTGTCAGGGTGCCATTACTAAGAGTGATACTACTATTACCACCAACCCACCAGATGGCTATAGAGTGTGTCCCTGCAGATAACGACCCACTCCAAGCGAGGTTCGGCATGTCGTTAGTTGCAGCACCACCCCTAGACATTTTAACAGACCCATTTACCCTGAGTTCTGTTGAGTGGCTGCTATCGCCACTATAACCCTGCGCCCCAGACCACGTAACCAAAACATCCCCCGCTACGTCAAGAACAAGACTAAGTGATTGGACCTCAGCATTAGATAGACCCCCATCCCTGTTAATAACCTCTGTTACTGACATAGGTATGGTTACTGCATTTCCGCCAATCTTCAAAGTGGTTATAGCGGCATTTGCTATCTTAGCGTTTGTTATTACTGAGTTAGTAATTTGAGCAGAGTTTGTAATAATACCAGATGTTGAAAGTAGCCCTCCAGTGATAGTGTTGGCAACAATCTTATTACCTGTAATAGTGCTCCCTGATATTTGAGTAGCCGTTATTGTACCACTCTGAATATCAGATGCTTGGATAGTCCCCGCAACAATCTTAGCAGAGGTGATAGAGTTGGATGCAATCTCAGTAGCAGTGATAGCCCCTGCAGCAATTTTAGAGGTAGTTATGGAATCAGAGGCAATCTCAGTAGCAGTAATAGCCCCTGCAGCAATCTTAGCGGTAGTTATGGAATCTGCTGCAATCTCAGTAGCTGTTACGGCGTTAGCAGAAATAGTCCCCGCAGTTACAGCACCTGCAGCAATAGTACCTGCAGTGACAGCGTTAGCATCTATCTTACCTGCAGTGATAGCGTTAGTTGCGATTGTGCTTGCAGTAATAGCCCCTGCAGCAATCTTTGGTGTTGTAATTGCACCAGAGGAGATCTTGGTTTCAGTTATAGCATCCGAAGCAATCTTAACGCTAGTTGCGGCACCATCCGCGAGTTTAGCCGAGGTGATAGCCCCAGACACCACCTTATCTACAGTAACTGCATTAGTGGCAATTTTGTCTGCTGTTATTGCTAGGTTAGAGATGTTTTCCGCTTGGACCGCGTCATTAGCTATCAAGTCATTAGTGATAGCATCCACTGCAATCTGTGCAGTCTGTAGTTGACCACTAATATCAGGGGCTTCTACAGCAGCGACAACGAGAACCCAAGCAGTGCCATTCCAAGAGTAGAGTTTACCATCTGCTCGGTTGTAGACTTTCTGCTCAAGGAAGTCACCTGATACAGGTAGTGTTGCGAAGTCTTCTATGGCGTAAAGACCTTGCTCAGTGAACAACGTGTATATGCCATTAGCAAAATCATCATCGTCAATGAAAGTCGTTGTCGCACTTACACCAGAAGTATAATCACTTATGTTGCCACTGTAATCTACAGAACGAAGAAAATACCACTTTGTCTCTTGAATCCCTAGATTAGTCCTTTGGAATGTATTACCTGAAGAAGTTCCGACTTTTGTTGCGCCAACAGTGGTATTAGTAGAGTTCTCCCAAACTTCTGTGTAGTTAAAATCTACCTCTGGGGGGTTAGTCCATTCGATAGTTACATACTTAAAGTGCCCAGTTGCAACAATAGAGGTTGGTAGGCTTGGTGCAGTTAGGTCACCTCCACCGGTAAGGGTAACTTCCGCCCAAGTACCTTTGACGCCAGATGCTGTTACAGCCCTAACCCTAAACGTATATTCCACACTATCAACGATAGGGGATAGTTCAACACTAAGACCTGTAGTAGAAGTACTGGCGTAGTTAAGATCAGAGGTTACTCTCCATTCTATTTCATAGTGATCCACAAATGCGTTGGAGGATTTAGCCCAGGACAAAATGGCAGCATTAAAAAACGTACCATCTTTAGCAACCTTACTAGCCTCAAATACTTGCAGGTTAGATACATCTAGGCCGGCACTAAAATCAGGTAGAGTAGTGTTATTACCAATGATTGCACTCTCTTCAGCATCCCAAGAGAAGGCAGCAGCAGAGGTCTCTTGTAGTGTAAGAGTTACACGTAAGTCACCAGCATCTTCACTAGAATGAAAATCCCAAGACAGCACCTCAAACTCTTTTGCAGTCCAACCATAACGGTCATTGGTGAATGCTATAACATCCCCGACTTGTACATCAAAAGCATTAACCCCAAACTCTGCAGTAAACGACATTTGCTCCCTACCACGGAAGAGTGTCATCTTTGCAATCCTCTGAGCCATTGCACTATCGGTAGTGAGTGGCAACGTCAGATCAAGAGCATTCTCTAGGCCATTGTCTTCTGCAATAAAGGCAGCACTTTTTAGTTCTGGGTAATCCTCTTGGATGTACCTAGCTTCTTTATTATTAAATGTACCACGTACAATATTAAAGTTATCTCTACGACTAATACGAGTAGACAAAGAGATAGGACCACGGAGATCATCCAAGGTTAATGTCTTAGTTGGTGCAGTGTAATAGCCCGGCTTAAGTTGCCATTTACCTTGACCCCAAAAGAGTGTACCAGCACAAGCTGTAGTCATAGATTGTAGGATGTCTCCTGGCGTAGATGCAGCAGAGATAACCCCGTTAATTTCGTATCTAGGTTGGACCCCAGCAGTAGCCAGATCTACGTCTTCATCACACACGTTAGCAGCAGAGGCAAAGACAGTATCATCTGTGAACCCTGCATCATCCATACCATATTCTGAAACTAGGTAGTCACGGATACACAGTGCAGCATTAGCAGAGTAAGCAGTAAGATCAGTGCGAGGGTCATATACTTTTTTACCACGGACCTTAGCTGTGAACACAGGTATACCATTAGGGAATACCTCCCCATCGTACTCCAGACGGATGTACATATAGGCGATACCGTAGCCAATAAACTTAGCACCCTCTGTGCCAACCAGCACATTAGATTCCCCGAAGAGAGTTCCAGCGCCTACTGTCTGGTTTCCAGTGAAGGCTTCAATACGAACTTTACCCTTCCACTTCTCTCCCGGTACATAACCACCACCTGCACCTTTAGCATCAACAGTAGCAGAGGTGAAAGTTACATTGCCTGTGTACTCAAAACCAGATGTAACTTCTTTACTGTAAGCCTGTTCTACTATCTCTAGGAATTGGGCCTCAGTTAGGGATGCCAGTACTGCATAATCCAATGCTGGGGGTACGGAGAAGTTATAGACTGTAGTAAAAGGCTCAGGGTCTCCCTCTTCACCCCTCTCCCTAGATCCAACATATGTAATGTTGTATGTGGTAGCACTCTCAAGACCTACAACTTCATCATTAATATAGAAGTCAGTAATAGACTCCACTTCATGTGCAGCCATGGTAAGAACCAAATGGAGGAACTTGTTGTTTTCTCCAGTTGATTCCACGTAAGTGATCACACCACCTTTACGTACCTCACCATAAACATATTCACGAGGAGCCGCAGCATCCTTAATGTTAGTAATAAGACCGCGATCTTGACCTTTAGGTTTACCTGTTAGTGCCGCCATAGCCCACGAGGTAACTGCACTAATACCAAGGCCCACAAGAAAAGTGGTGGCCCACAACTGAACAGCAGCAGCACCTGTAGCTGTAGCAGCAATACCTGTTATAGCTACAGCAATAGCTTCAGCCATACGAGGAGACCTATCCCAATCATTAGGGTTATTAAAGACGTTATACGGGAGTTTATTTTTCATTTACGTGTCCAAGCCCTGTCAATCATTTCAATAGGCAAACTAAGTAAGCCTTCCTTAGATAAGAACACAGCAGATGTTCCTACACTAATACCCATGGCTACCCCTATAACCCACCTCTGAGCGTGTTTAGTTGTAACTAGGGAGCCTCTTGGGGGTATGCCCTTGTAAGGTACTAACCTATCGTCTACAGCAGCCTCAAAGGTTTTATAGCCAAAGGCTTTCTTCAAGGCATCCCTTCTAAGTGGTACACCTTTATTACTCATGTACCTGCCAGAGAGATCTTCACCCCAACCTTCACCATACATTTCCTTGAATGCAGTATTAGTAAAGGTGAAACAATCGTGTTTACCCCATTCAAAAGGAGTATCTCTGACTGTTTTTAGGTAATCGTTTAATCTGTCTGTCGGCCCCATGTTATTTCCTTATCCTGTAAGTCTGAGACATAAGAAAAGAATATGTCTTCTTGAGCACCAGTAAGAAGTGCCTGTTGGCTCTCGTGAGTGTAACGTCTCTCTTTAGCCCTTTCGAGTTGTACCAGTTTGTTTTCTACTGTGAGAGAGATAAGAGAGCTGTCCCCACTATCCTCAATAGTCATTACATCCATGAAGCCACTAAAGACTTCTACAGCATCATCTACATCAGTAACCCCAAAGAGGATACGGCATGGGCGGTTCTGGTAAGGCTCTGCAAGGGCTAAGGATACTAGATAGGGAGGAACACCTGTCATACTAATGGTGGCATTCTTAGCGGATAGATCTACAGCCTCTTGGAGACCACTAATGCCAATAAGGTCACCTGCCCCAATATAGGTGTCACCATCAATAGTTCTATTACCCAAACCCGTCCAGAACCTAAGAGGAGAAGAATCAAAAAGGAACTCTACTGCATAGAAAGGGGATACGTTAGTCTGGGCTAGTGCAGTTATAATACCTGCTGCTACTGTCCTACTCATAGGGCCTCCATACAATCAAAGGATATACCATAGATACTATTATCATTAATAGACCAAGATGTTTGGTTAGTGGACAACCTGAATACACCCTTTGCACTATTAAATGTTACAGCAGCATTAGTGTAACTACTTCTTAGTGCAGGCCATATTTCCAGGCTACCACTACCAGACTGATCAACTAGTACTTGATGAAGTTTAGCATTAGCACCTGTACCTAATTGGATGTAGTCCCCAGCAAGAAGAGATCCTGCCATAGATATTGATACAGTTTCATCACCAATAGACCCTGTGATAAGGGCTGTTGTAATAGTACCTCTAGGAGTTTCACAATCGGGGTCACCTAGAAGGAAGGTACCTGTCTGACCTTTTAGGGCCACTAGCATAGCCTTCCAATCAGCAGAGTACTCACGTAGTACAGGGGGAATAGAGACAGAAGCTGTCCACATCTGACCTGAGTAAGTGAATACCTGCTGACTGAAAGTAAAGGGTGACCTACTAACAGCTACTGCATTATTTGCTGACAATTCAATATTAGCAATGCCTACACTTGTTGGTAGACTTAACGGGTAAGTAATAGCCATGACTTAGAACGACCTTCCATAAGAACCACCGCGTCTTTTACTATCGACTACAGCGCGTTTAGTTGCCTCTGAGATTTTAGGCATTTGACTTTGGATGATACGCT